AGAATGGTCAGACCCTAATCCACCTGTAGAGTAAGTGGATAAAATAAACCACATAAAGCATTTAATGGCTTTAAAGGGGTATGATGTATTTGAATCTGATAGCAAGCCTTTTAATTTAAATATTGTTGGGGTTAGAGATTCTGACCCAACCACCTATCTTTTTAATGATTATATTTCTATATTTTGGAAGTACGAAGGCAGGTGGAATTATTTAGAGTTTCAAGCAACTACTTTACCAGGGTTAAAATACCTACAAACTCCAATGAACCCGAAAGGTTGTGCTATAATGGTTCCAGGACAATACAAGGGTGTTTATAAACTAGGAACTCATTACACTTATACCGCTTTAGTGCAGCAAGGAGGTGAGGTAGATGTATATAGAGATGAAGATAAGGACACTCACTACGATATGGTGGACGAAAGCATTATATCAGGATACTTTGGTATTAATATACACAAGGCAAGTGAAGGAGAAAGGGAAACTGTAGATGGATACTCAGCAGGTTGTCAGGTGTTTCAAAACTCAGATGAGTTTGATATATTTATTAATCTTTGTAAAAAAGCTGAAAAGTATTGGGGAAATAGTTTTACATATACTTTATTAAATGAGCGATAAAAAACGAAATAAAAAGAAATTTAAAGATACTAAAGTAGGGTCGTTTTTAAAAGATAAAGCTCCTGCTATCTTAGATACTGTTGGTGAATTTTTACCAGAAAAAGGTGGACTAGGTATTGTAAAAAATTTAATATCTAATGACAAGTCAATTGCTCCACAGGATAAAGAAATGGCTTTAAAACTACTTGAACAAGACATTGCTGAAATGAATAATATTTCTCAGCGTTGGGATAGTGATATGAAATCAGACTCTTGGCTTAGTAAAAACACAAGACCAATGACTCTTATTTATTTAACTCTTGTGATGTCTATTTTAATAGTATTAGATTCTACAGTTTTGTTAGAAATAAAAGAGGGTTGGGTTTCGTTATTAGAAGCTTTACTGATCACAGTATATGTAGCGTACTTTGGGTCTAGAGGTGCAGAAAAAATAACTAGTATAAGAAAATAATGGACATCAAAGAAGAAATCAATAAGCTTCAGTCACAGCTTACTGGAGATATGTTTAAGGATATGGATATAAAAAATAGAATACACGTTCTTAAAATGCAGCAAAAGGGTGTTAAACCAGAAGATTCCCATTTTGAATGTATAGGGTGTGGTTCGTGAAAAAATAAGTATCTTTGTATAAATTAAATCAAATCAAATGAAGTTAGAAACAAAAGAACTCGAAACTATAAAAGATCTTAATAAAGAATTTAGTACTTTAAAAGTTTCACTTGGAGATGCTGAGTTACAAAAGTTAGTTATTGTAGAAAAAATACAAGCATTAAAACTTAATTATAAAGACTTAGAAGATCAGTTAATTAAAAAATACGGATCCAACTCAGTAATAGACTTAGAAACTGGAGAAGTAAAACAAAAAGAAGAAAATGGCTAAAATATCCGACATTACCTCATACCCTAATCAATCTCCTGTTGTTTTAGCAGATTATTTAATTGGCACAGACAACACAACAAAAGCAACTAAAACTTTTACAGTTCAAGATTTAGCTAATGCAATTAATACTTATGTTCCAAGTGGAACTCAATATACTTTAGCTATGTTTAATACAACTTCAAGTATAGGTGATTCTATGATTTCTCAAAATGCAGCGGGAACAGAAATGACTTTTGGATCAGCATCAACTGGAGCAAGCTTGGATATGCAGCAAAACAAATTGGTTTTTGCTAGTGACGCTACAAATACTTTTATAAGAGCTGACTCTGTTACACCAGAAAGTTTAGAGATTTATGCAGATAATGACGTTAATTTATTAGCGGATAGACACGTTATAATCAATGGGACAGTTCCAGCAGACCCAGCATCAACAGGGGTAAGGGGTGCAATAATATATGACAATGACTACATATATATATGTGTTCAAACAAACACTTGGAAAAGAGTAGCTATTAGCACTTGGTAAAATTAAATTAAATGAAATGGAAATTAGAAAAATATCTGTTGGTCCAGATTACAAATCAGGGGCAATGCACTATATAATAGGTCAAGATGTTATAGGCGGAAAATATAGTATACACCACATTAAGCACGACCTAAAAGAAGGGTCAATAAAAATATGGATTATAAAAGAAAATGAAGTTTTTCTTTGGAAGTCTTTTACTTCTACAATCCCAGTATCTATAGAGTATAACTTAGATTTTTAGTATGAAATCACCTTTTTGTTTTGTAGTAACGCCATTACACAATAAAAGGTATGATAATATAAAAAAATTAGATAATTCATCTCTTATTTTATCTTCTACAAAAGAAGATCATACCGTTTCTAATCGCTTTGCAAAAGTGGTTTCTACTCCTATTAACTATTCTGGTCCAGTAAAAAAAGACGATATTATATTAGTACATCATAATGTTTTTAAACTCTATTACGATATGAAAGGTAGAGAAAAAAGCAGTAGAAGTTTTTTAAAAGACAATGAGTTTTTGATAGAAGAAAATCAATGGTATGCTTATAAAAAAGATAATAAATGGCATTCTAATGAAGATTATTGCTTTATAAAACCAACAAAGAAAGAAGATTCTGTTATATTTAATAATGAAACTTATCAACCCTTAACAGGAACAGTAGCTATAGGAAATAAAATACTAGAAAAGTTGGGGGTATATAAAGGTGATAAAGTTTGTTTTAAACCTGACTCAGAGTATGAGTTTATTATAGACGAAGAAAAACTTTATAGGATGAGATGTAAAAACATTACAATTAAATTATGACTGAATCAAATAAAATTAAATTAAAGATAATTGAAGCTGGGTATAAAGCTGTAGAACAATTAATTAAGGTGGCTAAAGAGGATATTATAAAGCCTGATCCAGAAGACGAACTGGCTGCTGATAGATTAAAAAATGCGGCAGCTACTAAAAAGTTAGCCATAACAGATGCGTTTGATATTTTAAATAAAATAGAAACTGAAAAAGAAAACATAAGCGGAACAGAAAAACCCGCAAAGAAAACCAATCAAGGATTTGCAGAAAGAAGGTCTAAATAGTTTATATAAAATTGTAGATGGTATTATCCCTAAGGGGGTTATGACTTCTAAAAACAAGGCTAAAACTTGGCAGTCTGGGTATAACGATAAATATGGCATAGTTATAATATCTAAAGACGGGACTTTAGGTGATATATACAATATACAAGGATTATTAATTGGTTTACCGAAAACCCCTTCTAAACCCTATAAAAGATCATCTAAAAAAGAAGAGCAGTTTTGGGAAAGAACTGAAGAGCCCAAAGCATTAAGAAGAATTAATTCTATATTTCAGTGGAACGAAACTCCATCTAGTTTTAAAGATGAATGGGTAGATTATGTAGAAGAAGAGTTTGATAAAAGAGAGATGGGATACTGGTTTATGAATAACGGTAATCCCACTTATATTACAGGAACTCATTACAATTATTTACAGTGGACTAAAATAGATGTAGGGTATCCTGATTACAGAGAAGCAAATAGAATATTTTATATTTTTTGGGAAGCTTGTAAAGTAGATAAACGAAGTTTTGGTATTTGCTATTTAAAGATAAGACGATCTGGATTTTCTTTTATGGGTTCTTGTGAATCTGTTAATACAGCAACTATTTCAAAGGATGCAAGAGTTGGTATTCTTTCTAAAACAGGTGGCGATGCTAAAAAACTTTTTACAGATAAAGTAGTTCCTATATCTAACAACTACCCTTTCTTTTTTAAACCTATACAAGATGGTATGGATAAGCCAAAAACTGAATTAGCTTATAGAGTTCCAGCCAGTAAGATTACTAAAAAAAATATGTATGAAACTGAAGATGTAGAGTTAGAAGGATTAGACACCACTATAGATTGGAAAAACACTTCAGACAACTCTTACGATGGGGAAAAGCTTCAGTTGTTAATACACGATGAAAGCGGAAAATGGGATAAGCCTGATAATATATTAAACAACTGGCGTGTAACTAAAACTTGTTTACGATTAGGTAGTAAGATTATAGGAAAGTGTATGATGGGTTCTACCTCAAATGCTTTAGATAAGGGCGGTAATAATTTTAAAAAATTATACTACGACTCTGATGTAACTAAAAGAAATGCTAACGGACAAACTAAAAGCGGTTTATATTCTTTATTTATTCCAATGGAATATAATTTTGAAGGGTATATAGATCGTTATGGAATGCCTGTTTTAAAAACACCACCTTTACCAATAGAAGGTTGTGATGGAGAGTATATAGAAATAGGAGCTGTAAACTATTGGGAAAATGAAGTAGCATCACTAAAAAATGATGCTGATGCGCTAAATGAATTTTACAGACAATTTCCACGAACAGAATCTCACGCATTTAGAGATGAGAGTAAACAGTCTCTTTTTAATCTCACTAAAATATATCAACAAATAGATTATAACGATTCTTTAATTAAAGAACACTATTTAACAAGAGGATCTTTTCATTGGCAAAACGGCATACAAGACACTAAAGTAATATGGAGCCCTGAAAAAAGAGGCAGGTTTTTATTGAGTTGGATTCCAAAAACTAACTTACAAAATAAAAAAGAAACTCGAAACGGAAGATATTTTCCAGGAAATTCACATATCGGAGCTTTTGGCTGTGATAGTTATGACATTTCTGGAACTGTAGGTGGAGGAGGGTCTAACGGTGCTTTGCACGGTATGACTACTTACCATATGGACGAAGCTCCAACTAATGAGTTTTTTTTAGAATATGTAGCTAGACCTCAAACAGCGGAGATATTTTTTGAAGAGGTATTAATGGCTTGTGTTTTTTATGGTATGCCTATATTGGTAGAGAATAACAAACCTAGACTTTTATATCATTTTAAAAACAGAGGATATAGAGGGTATTGTATGAATAGACCTGATAAAAAATACAACAAACTTTCAGTAACAGAAAAAGAGTTAGGTGGTATACCTAATACCAGCGAAGATGTAAAGCAAGCTCACGCAGCTGCTATTGAGGCGTACATTGAAAAACACGTAGGGTTAGATTTAGAAGGAAATATGAGGGATGTAGACGAAATGGGATCAATGTATTTTACGAGAACTCTAGAAGATTGGGCTAGGTTTGATATATCTAAACGAACCAAGTTTGATGCTTCTATTAGTTCTGGTTTGGCTATAATGGCGAATCAAAAACATCTATATCAACCAGTTGTTAAAGAGTCAAAAATAAGCATTAACTTTGCAAGATACACAAATAAAGGACATTTAAGCGAAATAATCAAATGAGAAAAGATAATTTAAGCATAAACGTAAACTATACTAGCTTTCCAAATCAATTTGCTAGCGATGCAGAAAAAGAAACTGAAGAGTATGGTTTAAAAGTAGGTCAAGCAATTCAATACGAATGGTTTAAAAGTGGAGGAGGTTACGGGCCAAACTCTTGTAGGTATTATGAGCAATACAATAAATTTTCACATTTAAGATTATACGCAAGAGGTGAGCAATCTGTTGCTAAATACAAAAACGAATTAGCGGTTGACGGAGATTTATCTTATTTAAATTTAGATTGGACACCTATACCAATCCTACCTAAATTTGTAGACATAGTTGTTAACGGAATGGCTAATCGTTTGTTTAGTGTTCAAGCATATTCTCAAGATGTTCTTTCTATGGAGAATAGAAATCAATATCAAAGTCTTGTAGAATATGATATGATTAATAAAGAAATATTTACCGATTTCCAAGAAACATTTGGAATGAATCCATTTTTAAGTGGCGTAGAGGATCTTCCCGAAAATAATGAAGACTTAGAACTTCATATGCAACTAAAATATAAACCTGGTATAGAGGTTGCCCAAGAAGAGGCTATTAATACTGTATTAGAAGACAATCATTATTTAGACATTAAAAAAAGAGTAGATTATGATATGACTGTGTTAGGCGTTGGAATGATGAAACAGCAGTTTTTACCTGGACAAGGAATTACTATTGATTATGTTGATCCTGCTAATGTGGTATATAGTTACACTGAAGACCCTTATTTTAAAGATTGTTTTTATTGGGGAGAAATAAAAACAGTTCCCGTTTCTGAGGTAGTTAAAATAAACCCAAACTTAACTCCAGACGATTTACAGCAAATATCAATGTATAGTCAGTTGTGGTATGATTATTACAATGCAGACAGGTTTTATCAAAATAGTTTATTTGCAAAAGACACCGCTACGTTATTATATTTTAATTACAAAACCACCAAGAAGTTTGTATACAAGAAAAAAATATTAGAAAACGGTACAGAAAAGGTAATTGAAAAAGACGAAAACTTTAATCCTCCTGAAGAAATGATGAAAGAGGGTAGGTTTGAAAGAATAGAAAAACGAATTGAAGTTTGGTATGAGGGAATTATGGTAACTGGTTCAAACATCTTATTAAGATGGGAGCTAGCTAAAAATATGGTACGACCAAAATCAGCTTCTCAATATGCCAGACCTAATTATATTGCTTGTGCTCCTAGAATGTATAAAGGAAATATTGAATCACTAGTTAGAAGAATGATTCCTTTTGCAGACCAAATACAAATATCTCATTTAAAACTACAACAAGTAGTTGCTAAAATGGTCCCTGATGGTGTTTATATAGATGCAGACGGATTAAGTGAAGTAGATTTAGGAACAGGCCAAGCTTATAATCCAGAGGATGCTTTACGTTTGTATTTTCAAACAGGTAGTGTAGTTGGAAGG